GCCCAAGTAATATAGAAGGGACACAATTAATGATGGGGATTTATTCTAATAAGGAATTTACAGTACATTTTAAAACTGTTTTATTAGATGACGAAAATAAAAAACCATTTAAGGTATTAGGAATTTTAGAAATTATTAAACCATAAACCAAACAGATATGAAAAGTACAAGATTCACTTTACAGTTAAGAGATTTTGCTAAAGGCGCTTTAGTAGCTTTTGGTACTGCATTTTTAACTACGTTAACCCAAACGTTAAGCACAGGGGCCATGCCTACGGTTTCTCAGCTTAAAATATCCGCTATTGCCGGGGTGTCTTCTATACTAATTTACCTGACAAAAAACTATTTCACAGATGATGTTAAGGTTGCTGAAAAAATTATAGCTAAAGCATCCGAAAACAAATTGATATGAAAGCTGGTGTATTTTTTAAGCTAATGGCAGCCCTTATAATAGGATTGGTTTTATTGATGTATTTTACAAGCTGTTACAGCTCAAAAAAGGCAGATAAGGCAGTAAGCAAGGCACTGGCTACATATCCTGAACAAACTATCGGGAAGGTACGTTTACTTGCGCCTTGCGTTACTATTGGTTCATCATTTTCAACAGATAGCGCAGCTTATAAATCAAGTTTGGACAGTCTATATAATAGCAGGGGATGGTATGAATCATTAATCAGGGGATTAGAACAATTTAAGCATGACACAGCAGAAAATAAGAATTGCCCTACATTGCTAAAAGAGTTGGAATTATCCAATAAAAAAATCGAATACCAGGAAGAATATATCATTGACCTAACGGATAAATTCAACTCAATAGAACCAATAGTTATCAATAGGGTAGATACTGTTTTGGATAAGGCAGAAACGACATTGCTGAACTTTGAGCTATTAGCGGCTAAGAAGGAAACAACCGATACAAAAGGTGAATTGATTGCCGAAAAAAAGTATCATCAGGAAGCAAGGGAAGGTAGAAACAGTTGGCGTAAATGGTTCTTTATTTTATTTGGCGTTACATTGGTATCATGGATTCCTTACATCTTAAAATTAAAAAAATCATTCTCTATTAAAAGCCTTATTTCATGAAGCCATCAGAAAAATGTTATGAAGTTATTAAGTCCTTTGAGGGATTATCATTGACAGCCTATTTAGACGGTGGCGGAGTGCCCACAATCGGTTATGGCAGCACTATGTACATGACAGGTGAAAAGGTAAGGGTGGGAGACACTATTACGATTGATCAGGCCCAAATGTTATTAGAATGGGAAATTGACAATAAGGCAAAGGTGGTAAATAGTCAAACCATAAAATGTAACTTAACACAAAACCAATTTGATGCCCTTGTATCATTTGCATATAATGTTGGAGTAGGTGCATTTTCATCCAGTACAATGCTTAAAAAAATAAAGATTAATCCTAATGACATTTCAATAAGAAATGAGTTTATGAGGTGGAATAAAGACAACGGGAAAACAATACAAGGGTTAACAAATAGAAGGATCAAAGAAGCAGATTTATATTTTTCATAGTTTTTGAGGGGTAGTTATAAGTAAGAAAACAAGCCTGTTATTTCCATAACGGGTTTTATTTTTGGTAATTACAAAATAAAGTTTACATTTGACAAATGAAAAAGCTAAAAAAAGACACTACTTCAATAATTGCGCTCCGGGTGGATAAGGATTTAAAGGCCAGGTTGCAGGAAAAGTTCGGCCGTAAACTATCTAATAAAGTCATTCCATTCTTAGAAAAAATAAAATAATTTTTTTTATCAAATAAATGTTTACATTTGTATAAGAAATCAAAAACTAAACTATATGACTATCACATTTCAAATCGAATACCTGCTAAATGATGACTTCGATTATATTGAAGTAGAATTAGAAGCGTTCCCTACCTGGGATGACGGCGCTTATGATGATGAATATGGCACCGTCCGGCATACATTGGCCCCTACAATGGAATATACCGAAGTTTTATGGAATAAGAAACTTTACAGCCAGTTCGAAAACGATATTATTTTTTCTTATATCCGGGATCATTATGACGAAGTAGAAGAAAAGTTTATCAACGAATTTTTAAACCAATAAAATCAAAAACATGAAAATCAAAACAGTAACACAGAAAGAAATTATTACCGAAAAGGAAATCAATTTGCCTTATTTTTTCCGGGCCGGATATGACCGGGTGGGGGCAATATTTAGTGATGAAAAAAGTATTGATATAACTTACCGGCCTACTTATTATTCAGTTTCGCAATGCAGGTTTTCTATTCTTTGGGAGAATTCAATTGGGTTCAATGAATCGGTTGAAATAACCGAACAGGAATTTAATTCTGTTTTAGCGGAAACTATTTTCGCCGTTGCCGGGGTTGAAATTGTTAACGATGTAAAACCTGAGCCATGTATATCATCTCAATCATAGCCGGGTTATTTCTATTGTCAGCAATAGCGACCTTCTTTTATTTAGTAATTCAACCAGCACAACATGAGAAAATTGAACGCAGGCGGTCCAAAACGCCACAGGAAATTGACAGTATCTTTAATGAAGTTGATCCTTTCGATGCGACCGAAATGCAGGGATTCAGCGATAATTAGAACGTATAATATCTTCATGAAAAATTAGTTTTTGATTTTCAGCCGGGGTGTTTCTACATCCTGGTATTATTTCACAATTAAAAAATATAAAAATGGCAAACGAAAATATAACCAAAGCAATAATAGCCGTAATGAAAGCGGTAAAAGGTATTGACAAAACAATGACTATCGGGGAAGGTAAAAACAGTTACAAAGGAGTACCCGACCAAGAAGTGAAAAAAATAATAGGCGATGCAATGTCAGTAAATGGACTTTGTATTCTCCCGGTGGATATTGAAGCAAAAACGCAGGTTGACAGGTGGGAGGCACCCGGTTATAATGGCGGCGCAAACGTTCAAAAGCAATCTGTATTTACTGAGGTGAAAACAAAGTATTTATTATTGCATGAGAGCGGCGAAAGCATTGAATTAAGCGGGTACGGGCATGGTATGGATTCACAGGATAAGGGAGCCGGTAAAGCAACTACATACGCGCTAAAATACACTTTGCTTTACACGTTCTTAGTGCCTACTGGCAAAATAGACGATACTGATGTAACCCATTCGGATGAACTTCCGGCACCGCCTGATAAAAGACTTCGCGACATTAATTCTTACGTTGCAAAGTTCGCAAATTGCAATTCAGTTGATGAATTAACAATGCTGAAAGATATTACACCTGATTGGATTAAAAACACGCCTGAATTTAAACGGGCCGGGGTTGCCAGGTTTGAAAAATTAACCGTTGATATAAAGCCGTTGGGTGATATGGCTCAACAATTTAATGAAAGTCAAAAAACAAATTAAAATGACAAAAATAAAACTATCCATCAAAAACAGATTTACAGGCAGTATTATTTTCGAGTATGAAAAAGAAAATAATACAATTAAAGAAACGGTATTAGAGGCAATTAAAAGTTCCGCCGACCTTCGTTCCGCCGACCTTCGTTCCGCCGACCTTAGTTACGCCGACCTTAGTTCCGCCGACCTTCGTTCCGCCGACCTTAGTTCCGCCAACCTTAGTTCCGCCGACCTTAGTTCCGCCGACCTTCGTTCCGCCGACCTTAGTTCCGCCGACCTTCGTTACGCCAACCTTCGTTCCGCCAACCTTCGTTCCGCCGACCTTCGTTCCGCCGTAAATGCTGAATTAGCGATTGCACAAACAAGGGTATGTAGCGAAGGCGATATTATTGGTTGGAAAAAATGCCAAAGAAATATTATCGTCAAATTATTAATTCCAAAAGAGGCGAAAAGAAATAACGCTTTTGGTAGAAAGTGCCGGGCAGAATATGCGGATGTGTTAGAAATATTCGGAGCAGAAAAAGCGGTATCACAATATGACAATAAATTTATTTATGAGGTAGGCAAACGAGTTGCACCTACAAAGCCATTTGATGAAAATTTTATGAACGAATGTTCAACAGGTATTCATTTTTTTATAACAAGATTAGAAGCAGAAAAACATTAAAATATGCAAACAGAATTAACAACAACCAGCATTTTAAGCCTTTTTGATACAACAAAAAGCCAGCGGCAAACATTCGTTTCCGATGTACTTGAAAAGATTGAAAACGGCGAAGTGGATCCTATTAAGATTCACGCTCAATTAAAAAAGATTGAGGATATTTTTAAGTCATTAACAGGCAATGAAAAATATAAATCCTGTTTAATTGCCGAAGTTGAAAAGTACGGTAAAAAGCATGAAGCCTTTAACGCTGAATTTTCAGTAAAGGAAACTGGGGTAAAGTACGATTACAGCCAATGTAATGACCGGTTAATATCTGATTTAGAATACCAGCAAATATCTATTGAAAACGAATTAAAGGCCCGGCAAACGTTTCTTAAAACGGTCCCGGCGCAAGGGCTTGAAATAAGAGACGGCGATGAACTTGTAACTATTTACCCGCCTTCAAAAAGTTCATCAACTACCGTTAACGTAATTTTAAAATGAAAAACCTACAATACTTCGGATCAGTCAGCAAAACAGGTATATTGAATATACCCAACAGGAAGCGATTGCAAAGCGACCTGTTAAGTTTTGCTGGCTGCACCGTTGAGTTGACCATTAAGAAAAAAAACAGGCGTAGTTCGCCGCAAAACAGATATTATTTTGGTGTTGTGGTTGCAGAAATTCGCGCCCGGTTAAATGAACTTGGCAACGATTTAACGCCTGAGCAGGTCCATGAAATTTTAAAGTACAAATTCAACCCGTTAAATATTGTGGGCGAAGGAGGCGAAATAATAGACAGCCTGGGAGGCAGCACAGCCGAAATGAACAAAGAAGAATTTGGCGTATATTTAGATAAAATATTTGTTTGGGCTTTGGAGTTTTTAAATATAACGATCCCGGCTCCCGATAGTGATTTACAATTTAAATTTTAGTTATGATAACCGAAAAAGAGGAGTTGATATTTAGGATTAAAACTGGCACTCAAAAAGAAGCTGAATGTGCTATTGATTTGTTTTGTGAAAAAGTTGTTATTGAATTTGTTGAATGGCGAAATAAAGAAGAAAAAAAATATTTTCAAGGGAAGTTAAGTTACAAAGATTGGTATGATCTTACATTTTCTCAACGGTTTAAAAAATTCCTAAATGACAAAACATAAACACTTCCCTGAACGAATAAAAGCCTTTGATTACTTTTACAAGGAGGCAGCAAAAAACATACCCTACATTGGGCTATTGCGTAACAATTTAACAGGGTGGTATGAGGTAATGTTTTCACCACCTAAAGAACGGTTTTATTCAGTAATTAAACTTCACGGGGTAATTTAAAAAATATAAAAAAATGAAAATAATAAATTCAAAAGGTACAATTGATATCGAAAAAGAAGCTGTCATTTTAATGTTCAATAATGACGATGAATTAAGTTCCTTTATTTCTTTATTGGTACAAACTCCTATAAAGTCAACGGGTGCAAGGTTACTGTCTTTGATACCTGAAAATGCTGAATTAAGTCCTTTACAAATATCAATCCTGAATATAATTGAAGGATTAGACGGGATAGGCGGCAATGATAACGATAAAGTTTGTGATAATGCTATTGGTGGTTTAAATGATATTATTAAATCCATCAGTTAAAATGTACGATCTTAAACAAATAAAGCTAACCGGTAAGCATGGGAAGAAAAAATTAACTCCATTGCCTAAATTGCTGGCAAAGGCACAAATAGTTTTTAACCGGTGGATAAGAACCAGGGATCAAAATAAAGGTTGCATTTCGTGCGGCAATGAAGTACAACAAGCGGGCCATTATTATTCACAAGGCCATCATTCAGCGTTAAGGTTTAATGAGCTTAATTGTGCAGGGCAATGCATACGTTGTAACATGCACTTATCAGGTAACTTAATACATTACCGTCATGGATTAGTTAAACGTTATTCGCAAACTGAAATTGATTTACTGGATTCAGTTGGAACCAGGAACGCGGCAAAGAAATGGAGCCGGGTTGAATTGGAAATAATAATCGAAAAATATTCTTTATGCAGCTAATAATTGATTGGGATGCAATCCCGCACAAAAAAGAAAACAATTCGCATTCCGAAGCTATTTTGTTCGATCAATACGAAAGGTTATCCCGCAATTGCAAGGTGCTTTATGATGCCTTGCAGCGTGGTGAAAGGCTTACCGGGGCAGTTATCGTAACAAAATACAATATGCTTGAGTACAGACGCAGAATTTTGGACCTAAAATCCGCTGGCATTGAAATAAAAGAAAGGTTGCTACCTGATGGAGTCAAGGAATGGTGGATGATCGTAAAATAATTAAATTATGCAACACATTGGACTTTTTGAAGGTATTGGCGGGTTTTCACTTGCTGCCCGGTGGATGGGATGGCAAACAATAGCCTGGTGCGAAATAAATCCATTTGGACAACAAGTTTTAAAACATCATTTCCCAACAGCAAAACCACATCATGACATCAAGCAAACAGATTTCACTATTTACAGAGGACAATGTGATATACTTACCGGAGGGTTCCCTTGTCAACCATACAGCGCAGCAGGGAAACGACTTGGAACGGAAGATGACCGACACCTCTGGCCGGAAATGCTTAGAGCAATACGGGAAATTCAACCGGGCTACGTTGTGGGGGAAAATGTTCGCGGGCTTACTAATTGGAATGGAGGGGTGGTATTCGATGAAGTGCAGGCTAATTTGGAAGGTGAAGGTTACGAAGTGTTACCGTTTTTACTTCCAGCTTGTGCCGTCAACGCTCCACACAGAAGGGATAGAATTTGGTTTATTGCCTACTCCAATGGCTCAAGACAGAGAAACAACATTGGAACAAACACAGGAAAGGCAGAAAATTTACGGCGGCAAAACGAGGGCGATGTACTTACAAAACTTTGCGGTATTGGGGATGTTACCGACACCGGCAACAAGGGATTACAAGGGAGCACGTTCAACGGAAGCGTTGGAGGCATCGGGAAGAACAGAAACGAACAGTTTGCCGGATGCGTTCCACCAACCTGGGACCAGTTCCCAACTGAATACCCGATTTGTGGCATCTATGATGGGGTTCCCGGTGGATTGGTTGGAATTACCTTTTCAAAGCACAGAAACCAAAGCATAAAGGCATACGGAAATGCAATTGTTCCACAGGTAGCTTACCAAATTTTTAAAGCTATTGAGCAAATGGAGTTAAGTTACAGGATTTTAAAATAATTTTTTTAGTATGGAAATGTTTACTAACTTAGCATTTCAAACCATTTATATAGTAGACGATATAAAAATGGTTTTATCATTTTATTACAATGGGCTTTTGAATGATGGTGCGTCTACACTGGATTTCAAAGGCTTTTTTTATGTCTAAAATTATGGCAAATGATCCCGCTTTTTTATTTTATCCTGGTGACTATTTAAGAGATACTCAATGCCTTTCTGAAAAGGCGCAAGTTGCATATGATAGGATTATGTGTGAACATATGAGAAACATATGTATAACACAGGCGCAACTAAATTTCTTCATAAAACGGTTAAATGAAGATGAAAAAATTGAGATAAAAAATATCCTTACAAAAATGCCCGGCGGTTTTCAAATAACTTGGGTAGCTGAAAGTATTATTCAGCGTAGGTTATACAGCGAAAGTAGAAGGAAAAATAAACAGGGTAAATCTAAAAACATATCTAAATCATATGATTCACATATGGAAATTGAAAATGAAATTGAAATTAAAGATGTATTTGATAAATTTCCTAAAAACGAAAATTTGGATTTTTTGCCTGAAATGAAAATAAACGCCTGTTTACAACTTTTGAAAATTACGCGGCAAATTGATATTAACGAAAAGCAAGTTTTGGGAATGTGGGCCGTTTTCAGGGATCAGAATATTACCGGCGAAAAATTCTACAAAAGCAAAGATGACATTTACTCACATTTTATTAATTGGATAAAAACACAAAAATTTGAAGATGCAAACAGAACTTCAACTAATAGCGCAAAACTTGGAACTTCAGCAGCCAGGATCGAAGCCGCCCGAAAATTCTAACCTTGAAAACCGTTTTATTGACGCAAGAAAGGACGCTATCATAAATTACGCACCTTTAGAGCGATTAAAGGAGGCTTTACGGCTGGCAATGGTAAAAGTAGGGTTACGGGCAGCCAATTGGCCGGATGATAACGAAAAGGGTATCCTGATAGCTCACATAATCGAAAATTACGGTAAGCATACAGTTGAGGAAGTAAAATTGGCTTTTGACATGGCAATTTCCGGTAAACTAAATGTTGAAGTGAATTGCTATGAAAATTTTTCCTGTTTGTATTTTTCATCCATTATGAACGCTTACCGGGTTTGGGCTGGGCAAACACATAGCGAAATAAAAACTGAAAAACCAAAGGAACTACCGGTCCCGGAAACAACCGAAGCGGATATGTTTGAATGGGTTGAACACACAAAAATCCAATTTGAAAAAGGCAAAATTTCTTTTAACTTACTCCCCGTTATACTTTTTGATTTTTTACTGGAGAAAGGAAAAATAAAAGGTAGCAAGGCCGAAGCCTGGGAGAAAGCGAAATCAATCCGGATAAGTGAGCTGCAAAACGAACTTTGCAATCCGCACTCAAAAAATGATGAAATCAAAAAAGAACTTGAGTATTTAAAATCAGGCAAAGTAAACAAAGAGGATCCTTTGCACCTTCCGGCAAGTTTGATCGCAAAAAGAATTATGTTAGTTGACTATTTTAACCAAAGTATTTAATAATGTCCAGCAACGAAATAACAAGCTACATAGAGGTAAACCATCAAAATAAAACAAGGCAAGCATTGGCAAATGAATTAGGTTTAACAATTGGCCAGGTAAAAGGCCGTATTGAAAGACTTGGTTTAATGGGTGATAAACCTGGGGCCAAAAAAAAGCCTTTTATGGAGCAAAAAGTAACCTTTTCAACCACTATTAAAAGAAAACACTTTGCTGATTTTGAAAGAAAAGTAAAAGAAATTATTCATAACTATAACTAAAATCAAAAACATGACAGATTACCAAACGTTTTTAGAAAGCAAAAAACATTCGCAGGTAGATTTTGGAATTAAACCAAATTTTATACCGGATGCAATGTTTGACTTTCAAAAGCACGTTTCAGAATACGCAATAAAAAAAGGCAGATGTGCTGTTTTTTTAGACACAGGATTAGGAAAAACAATTATTGAACTTGTAATTGCTAAAAATTACTTACACGAAACTAATAAACCTGTTTTGATTATTACGCCTCTGGCAGTTGCATTTCAGTTTTTAAAAGAAGCAGAAAAGTTTGGTATTGATGATATTTCTTACTCAAAGGATGGAAAGTATAAAACAAAGATCGTTGTTTGTAATTATGAAAGGTTATCCCATTTTGATAGCAACGATTTCGATTGTGTTTTAGCTGATGAATCCAGTATTCTTAAAAATTTTGATGGTGCCATTAAACAACAGGTAACAAGTTTTTTAAGAAAAGTAAAATACCGATTTCTTTTTACGGCAACACCTTCACCTAATGATTATATTGAGTTGGGTACCAGTAGCGAAGCATTGGGTTATTTAGGATATACCGATATGCTTACAAAGTTTTTTAAAAACAATAATAACAGTACTATTAAGATCGGGCGAATATCACAAGCCAGGGAGGGCGTTGAATGGTATTTAAAAGCCCATGCAGAAAAAGACTTTTGGCGCTGGATTGCTTCATGGAGTATATCAATGAGAAAGCCTTCTGATTTAGGGTTTAGTGATGAACGTTATGTTTTACCGAAATTACACGAAGTAGAAACGATTATAAGAAACCAAAATCCATTGGCAATAAATGGGCAGGGAAGTTTATTTACTTTACCAGCTCAAAACTTTTTTGAAATAAAAGCAGAAGTAAGAAGCACAATAAAAGAACGTTGTGAAATGGCAGTAAGTAAAGCCATCAAACATGAAACAAGTGTTTATTGGGTAAACTTAAACGATGAGGCCGACCTGATTTCCAAAATGGATAATGACACTAAAGAGGTAAAAGGCAAAATGGATATAGACGAAAAGGAAGAAATATTACTTGCCTTTTCAAATGGGGAAATTAAAAAGCTAATAACAAAAACTTCTATAACTGCATTTGGTTTGAACTGGCAGCATTGCAACCATACAACATATTTCCCTACTTATTCTTATGAACAATACTATCAGGCAATAAGAAGATTTTGGAGATTTGGGCAAAAAAGAGAGGTATTTGTTGATCTTGTATTATCAGATGGACAAACCAGGATAATGGAAAGCCTGATGGTTAAAAAAGACAAGGCTATAAACATGTTTGAAACACTTGCCAAACAAACTAACTCTGATTTTAAAATAGACATGAAACAGTTTAACAAATCAATTCAATTACCAAACTTTATAAAATAAAAACTAATGATTAAAGAACAAGTTATTACAGAAAATTACGCATGGTACAACTCAGATTGTATGTATGTATTGCCTACAATCCCGGGCAATAGTATTGATTTATCGGTTTACTCTCCACCTTTTGCCGGGCTGTATAACTACTCCAGCCATGAAAATGATTTCAGTAATTGCGAAAGCAAAGAACAGTTTTTAGAACAATACGAATACTTAGTTGCTGAAATGGCAAGAGTTACAAAACCTGGCAGAATAAATGCCGTTCATTGTACCGATGTGTTTGATAACCGTTCTTTCCTTTGGGATTTTCCGCACGAAATTATACGAATACATACAAAATACGGGTTTCATTACCGTAATAGAATAACCGTATGGAAAGAACCTTTGAAAGTACGTATGCGTACAATGGTTCAAAGCCTGATGCACAAATTTATAGTTGAAGATACTACCCGTTGTTTTACAGCTATGCCGGACTATGTTTTAATATTCACTAAAAATGGTGATAGCGAGGTCCCGGTGACACACCCTTTTGGATTTACAGAATACTTTGGAGAAACTCCGTTTTTACCTGCACACATTGAAACATACGGTAATTATGAAGATTTTAAAAAAAAGTGGGCAAACTTTTCCGGGGATCCAAAAGAAAACAAATTAAGCCATTTGGTTTGGCAAAGATACGCTTCGAGTGTTTGGGATGACATAAGAATTGACAACGTACTTCCATTTAAAGACACAAAGGAGGAAGATGACGAAAAGCACGTTCACCCGCTTCAATTGGATGTAATTGATAGAATTGTGGAGCTTTATAGTAACCCTGGTGAGACTGTATTAACTCCTTTTGGAGGTGTAGCGAGCGAAGTTTACAGCCCTGTTTCAATGGGTAGGAAAGCAATTGGAATCGAATTAAAAGACTCATACTTTAAACAAGGTATTGAGAATTTAAAACTTGCTGAAAATAGGTTTGTAAAAACAAGGCAATTAACATTAATATAAAAACTATGTCCCCCTACATCATTCCCGGTTTAAAATTCCATGACGGCAAGCTAAGAAAAAAAGAAATAATAATTTCTGCCGTTTGTAATTACTATCAAATACCATACAGCACGTTAATAAAAAAGTGCCGGGACCGGGATTTGATTAAGGCCCGGCACACGTTGTGTTACTTACTCCGGAAACATACCGCGCTAAGTTTAACACAGGTAGCAAAACTATTTAACCAGGATCACACTTCAGTAATGCACGCGATAGATAAGATAACCGGGTTTTTGGATATAAAGGACGCTGAAGTAATGGAGGCGGTTCATTATTTGGAGGAGAAAATCAGCACGTAAAAATAATTTAAAAATATTTTAGAAAAAGTATTGCAATATCAAAATAATGTTTATCTTTGTATGACAAAAGCAAAAAACATGGCAACGATTAAAACAAACATTTGGAACCTGCAAGCTGGTGACGTAATTACATTTACAAATTCAGTTAACTACCAGGTTGTTATCACAGTAAAAAGAGTTGAGGAGAAAAGCTGGTATGCAACTGGCAGGAATAGCTGGGGAACTTTAGAAAATTATTCCAAATACCCTGATTTTAAAATAACAAAATCTTAAATAACCGGGCGGCTAACAACCGCCAACAAACTTTATTTTATGCTTAAAATAGAAGGTAAAAAAGAAAAACTCAGGTTACTTATCTTAAAAAGAGAGCATTATATTAACAAATATATTTTACCTATTGAGGCATCTATTGAAAAAATAGAGGATGAAATTAAAAAACTTTCAAAATGAAAACTACCTGTTTTGGATGCAAGGCGTTAGATAATGTAAGTCATTCCCCTTGTTGTGATCTTGGTTACAATATTAAAACTGTATTTAATGCAAGGTTTGGGAGAATAGATACTATAAAACCGTTGGAAGATTGCCCAAAGCCCACAAGTACAAAGAAATTATTTACATTACTTGTATCTGATAAAAAAGTTTAAATGAAAAAAGAAAACCGCGGCGGCAAGCGTGCCGGATCAGGAGCCAAACAAAAGTACGGGGAACCAACAACACCGGTAGTAATACGGGTGCCTGGTTCAAAGGTAAGTGAGTTCAGGGCCTTTGTTAAGGGAAAATTAATCGAGTGGGAGCTAAATATCAATAACAATTAATCATGGAAAACAAAATAGACAAAACAGAGGTTGATTTACTTGCTCCGAGGTATAAGGTAATTGCTGATTGGCCTGGGCGTGAATTTCCAATAGGTTTAATTATAAGTAATTACGTAGATGATATATGGGGGGATGGTAAGAATTACGAGTTTAGAGAAAGTGAACTTTGGTTTAAAAAATACCCTCACCTATTTAAGCGCCTTGAATGGTGGGAGGACATAAAGGTAGAAGATATGCCGAAGTATATGAAAGGTATGTTTTTTATATAGACATTTTAAGTTTCAATGAATGGTGTCAAAAAATCAAAAACTAAACAAAATGAAAAAAGCAATCACAATCGCAATCCTGGTTTTATCAATTACAGCGTATTCTCAGCCGTTTTTAGGCATAGCCGCCGGGAATGGTATAATCTACCAGGCAGGCTACAAATCAGCCAACGTTGAAACAACTGTAAGTCACAGGATGCCGTTTAACAAAAACGACCAGCCGAACATCACAACACTTTCAGCAGGTTACCAAATTTTAGGCCTTATCACACCGTCAATAGGGATTTCAAACTACCGGGTGAAGGATTTCACAAATTATAACGCGGATCCTACCGGCAAAGCAGCAATAGAGCAAATATCAAAAATACTTCCTAACTTTGGGATAGAGGTCGGGCAATCAAAACACATGGGCCGGTATTTCATCCAGGTAAATTATTGCAAAGTGGTTTACTACGGTATTGGAATTAAGG